CCACATGGGGCGCGGGTGACGGCACCACGACATTCAACGTCCCGGCGCTGAAGGACCGCTTCCGTCGCGGCGCTGGAACGAATGCGGGTGCCGTCGGCACGTTGCAGGCCGACCAGAACAAGACCCACACCCACACGCTCAACATCACCAGCGGTCTGGTCAGCGCCGATCACACCCATCACATCAGCTTCATGTCGGGCGCGAACGACCGCTCGCTCGACCATCTGCACGGCGGCGTCCCGACGCAGAGCACTTTCACGTCGGGCGGCTTCGTTAGCGCGCCCGGCCTGAACTATGTGGGCGGGGCGACATCCAGCACCGGCGCGGCCGACCGGGCCCTCGACCATCTGCACGCCATCAACGGCGATACCGGCGGCATCAGCGCCAACCATAGCCACAACGTCAACGGCAGCACCGCCACGGGAACCGCCGACGGGGCCGAAGTACGACCGTTGTCGGCGACGGTGCTGACCTGCATCAAGACCTAGAAAGCGAGCCATGAACGACGAACTGCGCCAGATACTGGCCGAGTACCTCCGCCGACAGGCCCTGATGACGACCGGAGGCAGGCCGCCGGTACCGCCACTGCCGCCAAAGACGGTGCAGTCGATACCGAACGGCGGCTTCGTCGACAGCGTCGACCGCGACATCGGAAACCGTGATCCCAATTCCAACGCCAGCAACTACTCGATCCAGCCGGGACGGTCGAAGTAGGAGGGCCAGATGCACCAAGCAGTCGTCTACATCGACCCGACCGGCGCGGCCCCGATTGGCTTCGCGCAGGCGGCGGGCATGCCGGGGGACATCAGGTTCGACTTCAAGACGCAGGCCAACGTCGCCTACCCCAATATCGCCAGCCTGTATCCGCAGCTTGTCCTGAGACCGTTCACGCAGGTCCAGATCAGCGCCTACGACATCGTCATCAACGACCCCACCGGGGCCTCGGGCATCGCCACAATTCCCGGTTCCGTCATGAATGATCGCTTCTCGGCCGAGGTCTATTCGCGGAACTCGATAGGGCAGCCGCAGAAGATGCTGGCCGTCGGCAGGATCGACCTGACCGGCTACGGTTACATCTCCAACAGCCCGCTGAGCCCCGCCGTCGCCACGGTGGGCCCCAGCGGCCCTGCGGGGGCTCAGGGTGCGACGGGCCTCCCGGGGGCTCCCGGACTGCCCGGCGCGCGCGGATCGCGCTGGTACACCGGCGCAGGGGCTCCGGGAGGGGCCGTGCCGGATAGCCGGGTCGACGGCGACATGTGGCTGGACGAGACCACCGGCGACGTCTGGCGCTGGAGCGAGGCGACCCGAAGTTGGTCCGCGTACAGGGGTGCATGATGGCTTGGGGTCAGGAAACCAACATCAAGGGACCGCCGGGGCCAGCTAGTACCGTCCCGGGCCCTCCGGGCGCGCAGGGCTCGATAGGGCCTCCGGGCCCTCAGGGGCCAGCCAGCACCGTTCCGGGCCCGGCGGGCCCCAGCGGCACCATGACCACCCTCATCAGCGACACGCCCCCGGCGGGCGCTACCCCCGGGCAATTGTGGTGGGAGAGCGACACCGGGTATCTCTACGCTTGGTACAATGACGGCAGCTCCAGCCAGTGGGTGATGGTGAGCCCCGGCAGTGGCGGGGCCCAGCCTGCCACTGTGGCCCCGATCATGGACGGTGTCGCCGCCGTCGGCGTGGCCTCCAGATACGCCCGCGAGGATCACGTCCATCCGAAAATCTACGCCGCGCCGTTCGACGCGATGGCCTACAGCGGCATGCAGATCAACGGCTCGATGGAGGTAAATCAGGCGGGCGGCGTCGCCGCAAATGGCAACTATGTGGTAGATGGCTGGGTACTGGCGTTTAGCGGAACGATGGTCGCGGCGGCAACGCAATACGCATGGGGCTTCGGTGGTTATCCAAACATCGCAGGCGTCACCATTACGACAGCCCAAGCATCTTTGGGAGCCAATGACAGCACGCAATTCATACAGCGCATCGAGGGCTGGCGGATTGCGCGGCTGCAATGGGGCAGCGCCAACGCGCAGTCTCTGATGGTAGGGTTCTGGTCGGCCCACGCGAGAACCGGAGTTTACACAGTTTCAATCCGCAACGGTGCTGCCGACCGTAGCTGCGCCATTTCCTACACCCACAATGTTGCCAATGTCAGTCAGTTCAACGTCGTCACCTTCCCCGGCTGTACTGATGGCACTTGGCCAACCGACAACACAAAAGGCATGACCATTTCCTTTGCCATGGCAGTCGGAGCGTCCCTGATCGCGCCAGCGGCGGGAGTTTGGTACTCGGGCGTGAACTATCTTGGTGCCCCCGGTCAGATCAACGGTGTTGCCGCCACCACCGACACCTTACGCATCACCGGCGTCGTCGTGCTCCCCGGCATCGAGGCCCCGTCCGCCGCCCGCGCGCCGCTCATCATGCGGCCCTACGATCAGGAACTGCTGACGTGCCAGCGGTACTGGCAGAAGTTTGGCGGAGCCAACGTGCAGGAGTTTTATGTCTATGGTTATCAACTCGCCGGTAACCCGCTTGTCAGCACTTACCCTCTCCGCGCAATAATGCGATCAAACCCCACAATCTCGGCAGTGGGCACTTTCACCGTAGGAAACGTATCAAGTGGAGCGCAGACGGCTTCCCGCGAAGCGTTCGTGTATTCCATTACGCCCAACGCGACCGGACAGATGTACGCCTATAACAACGCCAATTCCTACTTCATGCTGGACGCGAGGCTCTGACATGTCCGACTATCAACTCACCGCAACCGACGCCAGCGTAATCCGCACCGCAGACGGTGCCTGCATCCCCAACGATCCCGCCAACCGCGACTGGGAAGAATACCAAAACTGGCTCGCGGCAGGCAACACGCCCGATCCCTACGTCGAGCCCGAGCCCCCGCCGCCGCCATCGCCGAGCCCCGAGCAGCAGGTCCTCTTCGACCACGAAAATCGCGTCCGGGCCCTCGAAGGCCAGCCGCCGCTGGTGCTGGCCGACTTCACGAAGAAGCTGGAGACATAGCCACATGGGCATGAACTTCCCCGACGTCCCGATCAACGGGCAGGTCTCCGGGCCCTACACATGGGACGGCGAGAAGTGGGTGGTGACGCCCGCCAGCGTGCTCGATCAGGCCACCGGCGACGCGCGCTACGTCAATGTTTCGGGCGACACCATGACGGGGCCGCTGAATATTGTTAACGGCGCTGGCCGCGCATTTACAGTGCAGGGCAAGGAAAATCCTCCGTCGCTCGCGCCAACAGACGCCTACGCCAACTTCGTTAGCGCGAACGGCGGTTACGGGGCGCTGTCGATTGGCGGCAGACCGGCCAGTCCCTATAGCGCGTGGCTGCAATCGCACAATTCCGGCGGGACGGTGCTGCCGCTGGAGATAAATACGGCAGGAGGGAATGTCGGTATCGGCAAGACGCCAGCCACGACGCTGGATGTTGCGGGCAACATCACGGCTGCGCCGAGTGCAACCACCGGCACCTACTATTTCGGCAACAGCGGCACCAAGTCGCTGAGTTACGATGGCACCAATTTTAACTTTGTCGGCGGCTCTCTATATGCTCCTAATTTCGTAACCGCTCTTGGCGGCTCAATTTTTGCTGTCGGCACAGCAACAACTGGCACGTATAACTTCGGCACCACCAGCACCAAATATCTGAACTACGACGGCACCAATTTCAATCTGGTTGGCGGCAAGCTGTTCACTCCCGGATTTACCTCCACTGAAGGTGTTCAGTCATATGCTTCAGCCGCGCCCACTACCGGCTTTCTCTATCTTGGGAACACTCTGACCAAGTCGCTGAGTTACGACGGCACCAATTTCAATTTTGTCGGCGGACCTGTGTTTGCTCCGCAACTTATTGCAACTGGCTTCATCGGTGCGGGAAATTCAGGGACGACCGGCACCTACTACTTCGGCAACACCGGCACCAAGTACCTGAACTACGACGGCACCAATTTCAGTTTTGCTGGCGGCGCTGTCATCGTCAACGGGGGTGCTGCCGGGGGTCAACTCACTCTTACCGGGAATGTCGGTGTAAATTCGACATTTCAGATGCAAGTGCAGGGAGCGGTTTTTTACTCGATAGTTGCCACTTCGCCCTATCAGTATTTCTTCAGCAACACAGCCAGTTCCACAGGTATGTATATGGCGAGCGGCGGCAGTGCGTGGAATGCAATTTCCGATGAGCGACTGCCCTACAAGCGCAGCGCAAAGCCGCTGACGGTGCTCGACAAGATCGACGCCGTGCAACTTTACGAGAACATCGTCAACGACCGTCCCGACCTCTTCATCAAGGCGCAGGAATTTCAGAAGGCGTTCCCGCATCTGGTTTCCGAAGGCACCGGATCAGACGCCAAGTCAGCCACCTACACTCCGACCGGCATGGGCGACCCGGCTTGCTGGGGCATGAGCTACGAGCGTGCGGGCGTGGTGGCGTTGCAGGGACTGAAGGAACTGAAGCAGCTGGTGGCGGAGTTGCGGGCCGAGATCGCAAGCCTGAAGGCAGGCAAGGATGGCTGACCTCGCCAACTGGTTCAGGAGCAATCAGGCGCTGGTGATCGTGCTTATCGGCCAAGCCATCGTCGGCGGCATCTACATGGTGAACCTTGAGGCCCGGGTGTCGACGCTGGAGGTCCGGGGCTCGCCGCATCTGGCGGAAATAAATACGCGGCTGACGACACTGGAGAAGCTCACCGACGCAAACAAGGAACGGCTCGAACGTGTCACCGACGTGATGACACGGAAGCTGAACATCAACCCGTAGGAGGGCCCGATGGCTGCAATGGCGATTAGCGTGCTCTGGTTCCTGATCGGGCTCATTATCCTGTCAGGGGTGATCTATCTGGCGATCTGGGTGATCGAAAGTTTCATCTTTCCGATCCCCGCGCAGATCAAAAAGGGCGTATGGGTGGTCGTGCTCCTGCTGGCGCTCATTGCACTGATTACCGTCTTGGTAGGTGGCGGCTCCAACCCCTTTCAGCACTTCGGAAAGTAGGATCGACCCGATGCCGCCGCTGGACACGACGCAACCGAAAATCTGCAAGGGCTGCTAGATGTTCAGGCCCGGAGACAAATGGCTGGTGCTGGCGGCGGTCGTCGTCACCGCGCTGCTGGCGCTGCTGGTGCAGGTCCTGTGGGGATGGTCATGAACGAGGATCGCAAGCTCACCGAAGCCGGGGCCCACCTGATCCAGCACTTCGAGGGCTGCCTTCAGCCCCATGAAGGCAAGTACAAGGCCTATAAATGCCCGGCCAACGTCCTCACCATCGGCTGGGGGCACACCAACCACCACGGGAGAAAATTCGATGCAGCTTCTCGATGGACGGCTGAAGAGTGCCATGCGGCATTTCTGGAAGATATGGGGGGATTTGAGCAGGCTGTACGAAGGCTTGTCAAAGTGGCGCTCCAGCCTTGGCAGTTCGACGCCCTCGTCTCCTTCGCGTACAACTGCGGAGAAGGAAACCTCTCGAAATCGACCCTTCTGAAGAAAGTCAACGCGGGCGACTTCGGACACTGGAGCGAGGACGAAGGCGGCACCGGCGCTGCCGCCGAGTTTCCGAAGTGGAATAAAGCCAACGGCAAGGTGCTCTCGGGCCTCACCCGACGCCGGGCCTCCGAGAGCCTGCTGTTCCAGAACATCCCCGATTTGAATTATGACGGCAAGGCCGACCCCAGACCGCCGCAGCACCCGATGCCGCAAACGGTCGACGAACCGGAGGACTAGATCATGGCCGACTTCGGCAGCATGAGCGCCGACCAGATCAACAGCTCGATGGGCATGGGGCCCGGCGGGGCCGGGGCCCTCGGGCAAGCCGGGCTCAACAGCATCTTCGGAAACTTCGGCCAGCAAACCGATTACTACTCCAACCTCGGGGCCGCCTTCGGCCGCAACACCGGAGGCTTTGGCGACATCTACGGGGGAGGAGGTTTCCCGCAGGCACCGGACCCCGCGCCGCCGCAGCCGCCAGCCGGAGCCGTCGACTGGGGCAGGTATTTCACCGGCCTGACCGCGCCCGCCGCCGCGCAGCCGCCCTATAACCCTTTCACACAATACGGCAGCGGCGGTTATAATCCCTTCGATCCCTCCAGCTTCGCGCCCTCGGCGCAGCAAAACATCGGCGGCAGCTACGGCGGCAACCGGGGAGGGCTGTCAGGTTCGGCGACAGACGGGCCCGCGCCCGATATGCCTGCGCCGTTCGGCGGTGCCGACACCAATCTGTACGGCTATCCCGGTTCGGGCAGCCTCGGCACCATGAACGCCTTCGGAGGCTATTCACCCGGAGGCTCCGGCGGCGGCGGCGGCATCGGCAGCGACGCGCTCCGGGACCGGTTTGCGTGGCAGCTCGCCCAGTCCAGTCCCTACGCCACGCCCGGGCCTCCGGCCAACGGGCCCTACGCCAATCTCGGCTACAACCCCGGCATGCAGAACTACTTCGCTTTCGGCGGCGGCCAGCCCAATTTCCAAGATCGTTTCGGCATGGGCTTCCCCGGCGCGGCCCAGCCTTCCCAGTACACCGGATCGCCCTACACCAACGTGCAGGGGCAGACTTTCCAGCCCAACCTGCCGCAGGGCTTCGCGCCGCAGTTCGACGCCAATACCCCGGGCGGGGCCCTGAACCCCGGCCAGCTGAACCCCGGCGGCTTCGACATCGACATCGCCGGAAGAGGCAAGCCCCAGTCGTAAAGGAACACTTCCATGCGCGTGCAATCAGGTTCAGTCACCGACGGCCCCGGCGTCGACATTCCCGATCAGCCGCAGGGCGATGGCGGCGGCGGGGCCCCGGACCTGTCGGCCTACGATTACGGCGGCGGCGGGCAACCGGACTATGGCGCGCAGCAGCGTGCGATGCTGGCGCAGATCATGGCCGCGCAGCAGCAACAGCAGGCGCAGCAGGCGCAGCAGCCGCAAGGCAATCCCTATGGCGACTGGGCGCAGTATTTCCAGAACCCGGGCCAGCCCTCGGGCTCCGTCACCGACGTCGGCTGGATGAACGCGCTCCAGCCGTGGCAGGGCGGCGTCACCGTCGGCGGCCAGCCCGGCACGGCGGTCAACAACCCGTGGATCGGCGGCGGATCGGCGGCCTACGCCAATCCCGACTACTGGATGCGGCAGGGCGGCGGCGGTTATGGCGCGGATCAGGGTATCAACATCAACAACATCTACGACCCGAACTTCTGGGCAAGGATGATGCAGGGTAGCGGGCCCGGCAACAGCGGCGATGCCGGTTTTGGCGGTGGCGGTGGCGGGGGCTTCGGCGGCAGCGGTGTTAGCGGCGGAGGTGCGGGCCCCGGCGGAGGTCAGGGCCCCGGCGGTGGTGGCGGAGGCGGCGGTCGCGGCGGCGGGGCTCCCGGCTCCGGCATCGGCTTCGGCACCGGCACCATCGGCACGCCCGGCCAAGGCGTCAACGGTCCCGGCAGCTTCGGCTACGGCGCGACCGGGTTCAACGGGCAGTCCGTCAACGGCAACGCCGTCACCGGGCCCACCAGCGTCGGCTTCACCGAC